TTACTTGCTGTTGCTAAATTAAGAAAACCACTATTAAAGGATAGTGGACATGAATACATTTTTAATATAAAAATTAGAACTAATTAATGAATACATCCGGTATAAATATTTTTATGAAAAAATTGCGTAATGGTGATTACAATATAAGACCATTTGTTGCAAATAAAACTTGGTATTATTCATCCGATGATGTAATTAGACCTTCTGATTATACAAAAGAACAAGTTGATATTGTTTGGGGAAATGTACCAGGAACTTTTGCGGCAATGGTTTATGCTTGGTTTCAAAAATTAGGAACAACAGAGGTTTTAATAAAACCTTCATCAAAATTTACAAATGTAGACGGAAAAGAAATAGGAGTATTTAGATTTTATTTTCCTGAAAATTACAAATATTTTGGAAATATTTTAAATGTTTCATCGTCATTATACTCAAATAATTTTGAAGAACAAACTATAGATCCAAAATTAATATGGTATTATGTTGATCATAATTTTTACAAAGACTATAATGAAAGTAGACATTCTGCTACAATTACAGACTATGATTCAAACAGTTATCTTTCAGAAACAGGATCTTTATTACTTTTACCAAGAACTTTTTATGGCGAAGGCATTGTAAAAAATAGTTTTAAACTATCAAATTTTAATAACGAAAATTTACTAAATTTTGATATAGTTGACGATGGATTTGGTAGTATTATAGATACAACATTTGATACAAGTAAGTTTGTAGGAAAAGAACAAAATTTAATATACATAGGGTTTAATGAAAAATACAGAGAATATAATGTATTAAATAAAAAATTAAATTATGTATTAGACTATTCTAATAATTTAAATAAAGTTACCATAGTAAATCCAAAAAAAATAACATATCATCCTGGAATTTTGGTAAAAAATGAAACAGAAACATCCGGTGTATGTGCACATTTTTCTGAATCATATTTACGAGTTGAAAATTCAGAATTATTTAATTTTCCAAATGAATTTAATTTTGCATTTAGTTTTTGGGTAAATATTCCACCAACTCAATCTATTCAAAATTTTAATTCAAATTCACTATTTAACAAAAAAACAGTGAGAATGATAGATGGGTTTAAAAGTAATACTGGAACATATTCTGTTGATTCAATAATAGAATCATCTCAATATCCTTTTGATATAGTTTTGAATAACCATAATTCACAAAATCCAAACACAATAACGTTTAAACAATCTTCCGGAATACAAACTGCAGAATTAATTACTCCTGAATTAAGTTCGAGTGTTTGGAATCATATAGTTTGTCAAAAAAATAATAATGAATATGAAATATGGTTAAATGGTCAAATTGTTTCATCTGAAACAAAAATAATAAATGATAATGTTCAAAATGATAGTAATTTTTACATAAGTGGAAATGGTACTGATAAAAATTACTATTATGGTAAATTAGATGAAATACGAATCTACAACAAACCATTAACTCAAATTGAAATTGAAGGTTTAAGTGACAATAGTTATGCAAATGGATATGCATATCAAACTAATCAAATTGGTAATATATTTTATGATCAAGGAATAGTAACTATATCAGATCCAAGACCAAAATATAAAAATTTGTTATTAGGCAAAAATGGGAGATTTGATTATGAAGGATTAGAATATGGGTTTGAATCATCTTTCAAAACAACAACTACTTTATATGAACATGAAGTTGTTTGTAAAATACCAAAAGGTGAATTTAATGGAACACAAAATCCAACAACATTTGTAAAATACAATAAAACATATAATGTAAAACCTTTTATTACTGGTTCTGCTTTTTCTCCATATATTAGTAGTATTGGTTTGTATAATAACACAAATGATTTAGTTGCCATTGCAAAATTGGCAACACCACTTAAAAAAAGAAAAGATATAGATATAAATGTAGTAATTCGTTTTGATATGTAATATGCGTAGAAATAAAGTTGCAATAAAACACGGTTTTCGTAGTGGATTGGAAGATAAAGTAAATGATATGTTAAAAGAAAACGGTAAATCATTTAGTTACGAAAGTGAAAAAATATCTTACATACAACCCCAAACTAAACACAATTATACTCCAGATTTTGTTCTAAACAAAATAGTTGGCGATAAAATGTATATTGAAACGAAGGGTAGATGGGTAAAGACAGACCGATTAAAATTTGATTTGATATTTGAACAATATCCTGGAATAGACATTCGTTTTGTATTCCAAAATCCTAATGCTAAATTATACAAGGGTAGTAAAACAACCTATGCACAATACTGTGATAAAAAAGGGTGGCGTTGGGCAAAGAAAGAAATTCCTTATGATTGGTTAAAAGAATGCTTGTAATTGTGACAAATTTTTCTTATATTTGTTACAAGTATTATTTTACATGAAGTGTGGTTATGATAAACTACGATTTGTTATCTCTGATAGAAAAGGTTTTGGGTAAAGGCAGAAGAACGTCTGGCAACAACTATTCGTTTTTTTCACCGTTCATAAGTCATTACAAACCAAAACTTGAAATAGATTTGACGTTAAATAATAACGGTGAAAATCCATGGCATTGTTGGGTTAGTAATGCTAAAGGTAGAAGTATAGTAACTCTATTCAAAAAAGTAAAAGCGGACAAACAATATATTGAAGACCTTAACAAAATTCTCAAAACAAAAAATCTATACATAAAAAATAAAACAGAAACAAAAGAAGATTTAGTTTTACCAAAAGAATATATCAAATTATACCAATTTCCAAAGATAAAAGATATTCAAATAAAAATGCAAATGAGACAGGCATTAAATTATTTGAAGTCAAGAGGAATTAGTAGAACAGATATACTTCGTTATGGGATTGGTTATTGTCCTAATGGTAGTTATTCTGGTAGAATAATTGTTCCATCCTATGATGAAAACTTTAATCTAAATTTTTTTGTTTCTCGTTCTATATTTGAAGAAGATACACTAAAATATAAAAATCCAAAATGGAGTAAAGATGTTATTGGATTTGATTGTTTTATTGATTGGGATGAACCCGTTACACTTGTTGAGGGTGTATTTGATGCAATTACTGCCAGATATAATGCAGTTCCGATATTCGGCAAAATAATTCAACCAAAACTTCGAGAAAGAATTTTACTTCGCAAACCACCAAAGGTAATTGTTGCACTTGACAACGATGCTTATTCAGATGCAATAAAAATATCTTCATCACTTCTTTCAGAGGGAATAAATGTATCAATAGTTCAAATGCAAAGTAAAGACATAAATGAAATGGGATTTAAAGACTTTTCAAGTTTGAAATCGGTAACACCAATAACAGACAGTTATGATATAATTAAACAAAGGATATTATATGCTTAAAGAAATATTACAGACATCTTCTATTGAAAAAATTGAAAAAATAATACACATAGCAGATGTTCACATTCGTAATCTAAAAAGACACGATGAATATAGAAGTGTATTCAAAAAACTCTATGATATTTGTATAAGTAAAGTGGAAGAAAACAAAAATACAATAATTTATCTTGCCGGTGATATTGTTCATTCAAAAACAGACATGACACCGGAATTGATTGATTTAGTTACTGAATTTCTCAATAACCTTTCAAGAATTGCACCAACTATTTTAATTGCAGGTAATCACGATTGTAACTTAAATAATAGATCAAGAATGGATGCACTTTCACCTATTGTTTCAATGATGGATAGTGATTTCAATGAATTGTTTTACTTAAAAGAAACCGGAGTTTATACATTAAAAAATATAGATTTTGTTCTCAATTCTGTATATGAAAAGCCAGAAAATTTTATTCTCGCTGAAAATGTTGAATCCGATAATACTAAAATAGTTTTATTTCATGGTGCAATAGATATGGCATCAACAGACATGGGAACTTTTATGAAGAATAAAAGTTTAACTATGGAAAAATTTGATGGATATGACTATGGTATGTTTGGCGATATTCACAAGTTTCAATATCTTGATGTTGGTTGTAAATTTGCTTATGCAGGTTCACTCATACAACAAAATTTTGGTGAAGGACTTGAACACGGTATTATAGAATGGGACATTAAAAATGGTAAATCAAAATTCATTGAAATAAAAAATGATTGGTCTTTTCACACAATAGAAGTTGAAGACGGTAAAATTACAAGATATAGTTCAAATTATTCCAAAAATAATATAATAAGAATTAAATCTACAAATACAAATAATTCAGACTTATTCAATATAATTACGGACATAAAAACAAAAATAAATGTTGTTGATATTCGTGTTCAGAGAGTTAGTAATAAACTGACAAATAATAATAACATAACTAATAAAATAATTGGTGACATACGAGATATTAGTTATCAAAACAAACTGATAAAGACATTCATAAAAAATAGATTTAGTGTTACGGATGAAATATTAAACAAAGTAGAGGAAGTAAATTCAAAAATAAACAAAAAATTAAAAGATACTGACATAGTTCGTAATGTTATATGGCAACCAATACGATTTGAATTTGATAATATGTTTTCCTATGGTGAAGGAAATGTTGTAAATTTTGATAGTATGAATGGTATCTACGGATTGTTTGCACCAAATGCTAGTGGTAAGTCATCAATATTAGATGCACTTATGTTTTGTTTATTTGATAAGTGCTCGAGAACATTCAAAGCATCACAGGTGATGAATAATAGACAAAATAGTTTTAATTGTAAATTGCACTTTATGATTGGTGAAATAGATTATTATATTGAAAGGGTTGCAACAAGAGATAAAAAAGGAAATGCTAAAGTTATTGTAAACTTTTATTACATAAAAGATGGTGATAAACATTCTCTGAACGGTGAAGATAGAGACGGAACAAACTTTACAATAAGAAAATACATAGGAACATATGATGATTTTATTTTAACAGCAATGTCTGTTCAAGGTAACAATACTAATTTTGTAGATAAGGCACAAAGAGAAAGAAAAGATCTTTTGGCACAATTTTTGGATTTAGATTTGTTTGAAGAATTAAACTCAATTGCAACAGAAGAAGTAAAAGAAGTTCAAGCACTAATAAAAGAATTTGGTAAGCAAGATTACTCAACAAAGATTGCAAATTCAAAAGTAAAATACAAAGAATCTTTTGAAAAAATGGATGAACTAACAAGTCAGAGGGAATACTTAAAAAGAAGAAATGAAGAAATAAATAATGAAATAGTGGAATTAAATAAACAAATTGTAAACATAGAAGAAATAGAAGATATAGATGATACCGAAAGCATCGGTAATCTTAATGAAAAAATAGAAAATTGTAGAAAAAAATTAGTATTAACAAATGCAGAAATTGTTGATATTGAATTAGATTTGGTAACATATAATAAAAAAATAGAAGAACTAAATGAAACTATTTTGGGATATAATGAAGAAGAACTTACAAATAAAAAAGATTATTTTGATAGACAAACAAAACTTCTTGCTCAAAAACAGTCTGAATTATCAAATGCAGAATTAAGATTGGATCATTGTGTTAAAAAAATAGATAATTTGAAAAACCATGAATATGATCCAAATTGTCAGTATTGTGTTAATAATGTTTTTGTTAAAGATGCTGAACAAGCAAAAAGATTGTTATGGGGATTACAACAAGATAGAGATGAATTAAAACATGAAGTAAATCATATAAAAACAGAATTAGATGAAAATGAATCGGTTTATGAATTGTTTGATAAGTTAATTCAATTTAAGAAAAAATTATCAGAAACAGAAAATTTTATTTTAAACTTAAAAAAAGATTTACTGGAAAAAAAAGAAGAAAAATCATCAATTGAATTAAATTGTAAAAATCTAAAAACAAAACTTGAAAAAATAGAAAGTAATAAGATGATAGTTGATAATAATATAAAAGTTAAAGGAGTATTATCAAATATTACAAAAGAAAAACAAAATATATCCGAAGAAATTAAATCATTGGAAGGAGATATAATAGAGACAAGTGGTAATTTAAAAATAAATGAACAAGCAATACAAGAATGTGAGAGGTCTTTGGATAAATTAAAAGAACTAGAAAAAGAGTTTTATGCATATGATTATTACTTAAAAGCAGTAAATAGAAATGGTGTTCCTTATGAATTGATTTCAGAAGCATTACCAAGAATACAAACGGAAACGAATAATATACTTGCACAAATAGTAGATTTTCAAGTTCTATTTGATACTGACGGCAAAAGTATAAATACATATATCGTATATGATGATGAAAAATTTTGGCCACTTGAACTGTCAAGTGGTATGGAAAAATTTATATCATCACTTGCAATAAGAAACGCTTTAGTTCAAGTATCGTCATTACCTAGACCTAACTTTATAGCAATAGACGAAGGTTTAGGTGTTATGGATCCAAATGTTTTGACCAACTTTTCTTTATTTTTGGAATATTTAAAAACTCAATTTGATTTTGTTATTATTATTTCACATATTGATGTAGTTAAGGACATTGTAGATAGTCAAATTGAGATAAAAAAAGAAAATGGTTACTCAAAAATATATGCTTAAAAAATTTTAATACATATTTATATGTAAAATTGGAGATATAAATGTCAAGTACACAAAGGGATTTAACCAATCTAAGCATTTCTGAATCGTTTTATCGAATAATGCAGACCGATCCAGTAGATGATAAAACTCTTTTGGATGGTACTGGATCCTTAGTAACTACACTTGCAGTTTCTGGAACAATAGAAACATTTAATTTAGAAACATATGGAACTGGATCATTTAGTGGTATACATTCTTTTACAGGTAGTTTGGTTATACCATCTGGTAGTTCCAACTCTAGTTTGCCACGAGTTGGTAGTATTATGACATCCGGAAGTAACGTATACATTTATCTATAAAATAAATAATATAAGGGTTTCGTTTTTTATGCCTATAATAAAAGCACATACCTCCTTAATAGGAGATACTGGTTACAATACTCATGCACTAAATTTTTTCAAAGAATTACACTCTCTGTATCCCGTTCAAGTAAGAAATTGGTCAATAGGACCAAATTGGAATGGTTACAATAATGATGAACCTCATAATAATGAATTTGGTGTTGATGATACTATAAAAACAATTCTTACCGAACAAACTTTAAGAACTCCTGATGGAAACAAAGAATTTCCTTTGTATACAAAATATAAAAACGATGAAAATCCAGATGTTCACATTATATTAAATGATAATAACCATCACTATTTTTATGAAAATTATAGTGGTAAAAAAATAGCATATAATGTATGGGAGACTACACTTCAACCACAAAAATTTTTTGAAAATTTAAAAAAATTTGATCAAGTATGGGTTCCATCTGAATGGCAAAAACAATGCACTGTAAAACAAGGAATATCAGAAACCAAAGTAAAAGTTGTTCCAGAAGGTGTTGATGTTTCAATATACAAACCAAAAAAACAAAAATCAAAAAACAAAATGTTTAGGTTTTTATTAGTAGGTAGATGGGATTATAGAAAATCAATAAAAGAAATTATACAATCATTCTGTGAAACATTTTCTGAAAAAGAAAATGTAGAACTATTAATAAGTGTAGATAATCCATTTGCAACAGACGGTCTTTCTTCTACACAAGAAAGATTAAATAAATTTGGTATAAATCATAAAAATATTAAAATAATAAATCATCAATCAAAAGAAAAATATATCGAATTATTACATACTGCAGATGTATTTTTATCGTGTGCAAGAAGTGAAGGTTGGAATTTACCATTAATAGAAGCAATGGCATGTGGCATACCATCAACATATTCCAATTGGGGAGCACAACTTCAATTTGCAGATGGAAAGGGGATACCAATTGAAATAAAAGGAGAAATATTGGCTGCTGTTGAAAATGATGAATCATGGATTAAAGATGCTCCTGGTAATTTTTGTGAACCAGATTATTCTGATTTAAAAATAAAAATGAGAATGGTATTTGAAAATTATGAAGAATATAAAAACAAGGCATTAGAAGATTCAAAATTTATACGTAAAAATTTTGATTGGAAAAATGCGGCAATAACTGCAAAAAAATATATTGATGAATTATTTGTAAAAACGGAAATAAAAATGGAAGATAAAAAATATATTGATGATTTTGCATTTGTTACTTGTGGTAATATAAATTACATGAATTTAATAGAAAAACTTGTAATATCACTAAATAAATTTTCTGATAGAAAAATATTAGTTTATGGTATTGATTGCGATGTTCCATTTAATCATCCAAATGTAATATCTAAAAAGTTAGAAATACCAAATTATTCAAAACACGATAAGTGGTATTGGAAACAATATGCATGTATTGATGCACTAAAAGAAAATTTTGAAAACTTTGTTTGGATGGATGGTGATGTTGTAGTAAATCATAATATAGATGAAATCAAAAAATATTTTTCAGAAATTGATAATTACCCAATACCAGACGTTCATGTTCAAGAAGAATTTATAGGATATTATACAAATAATAATGGTGAATCAAAAACACAACTATTTAATGAAATGCTGTATAAAAAATATGGTGTTGGTAGATTATCAAATCTAGCACATATTTGTATGTATGTTTACAATAAAAAATGTAAATGGTGGTTTGATGAAATACTCAATGTATACAAAGAAACACCATTAGAAGAATACAACCCATTACTTCAATGGAATGATGAAGGTATAGATAATCTTTTACGTTCAAAATATGGATTTCAAAAATTTTTACCAATAAGTAATTTTGATGTTTCCGATTGGAATGGTGTAAAAATGGCAAGTGACCAAAGAGCAATGGAACATTTTTTAACTTTTTGGAACTCAAAAAAACCAAAAAACTTTGGTTACATATATGGATGGCAAAAAGTACCAAAAGATAAAAGCAATATAATATACTTTCATGGAAACAAAAATTTAGAATTTGCAGACATAATGATAGATTTTATTTCTTCAAAAAAAGAAAATAATTTTTTTGACACAAAATATTTTTATGTATCAAAAAATTCTATTAAAAATTTAGGTATAATAGATGGTGTTCCAGGTGGAACATTAGATATTGCAAGAGATTATGGATGGGACTATGCAATATATCACGAAATTTACAATTTAAGAGATTATGAATATCCAAGAAGAACATCTGAAAACCCATTTGTACAAATACAAAAGGGCGATTATGTAGTTGATTTAGGTGGAAACATAGGAATATTTACAAGATATGCACATCAAATGGGTGCAGAAAAAGTAGTAACATTTGAACCGGATAAAAGATATTACAATATATTAAAATTAAATGCACCACCAAGTTCAATTTTATTTAATGCAGCTATTGGTAATAAAGTTGGTAAAATGAAATTAACAGAAAGTGAACATCTTGGCGGTTCAAATCTTTGGTCTAAATCAAATGGATCATTAACACAATATGATGTAAATGTTTATACATTAGATTACATTTTGGAAAAAGGAATTATACCGAGAATAGATTTTATGAAAGTAGATATTGAAGGTTCTGAAATAATAGCACTTCAAGGAATATCAGACGATAACTTAAAAAATGTAAGAAACATAGCAGTAGAATACCATCACGAACATTTAAAATTTGATGATGTATTAAGACATAATTTTATTTCAAGATTAAATAAACTTGGTTTTAATTCTTTTGTATTATTTTGTGGAACTGATAATGCATTACAATTAATTTATTTTTGGAAATAATATGCAATCATTAGATAAAATAGCTAAATTTTATGGAACAGATAAGTCATCCGAAATTCACAACTATTGTGAAAAATATGAAAAATATTTTCCATTTGATAGATTAGCTCCAATAAAAATTTTAGAAATAGGAGTATATGATGGAAAATCTTTATTAACTTGGAAAGAATATTACCCAAATTCAACAATTGTTGGTATTGATATAGAAGGTAGATGTTATGAATATGAGGAAAAATTTAAAAATATATGGGTAGAAATTGGTTCACAAAATGATTTAAATTTTTTAATTGAAATATCAAATAAGTGGGGTCCATTTGATATGATACTTGATGACGGATCTCATATAAATGATGATGTAATTTTTAGTTTTAAAAATTTAATAAATAATGTAAAAACGGGTGGAATATATGTTGTTGAAGATGCTGGTTGTTCTTACTGGAAAGAATGGGGTGGTGGATATAGAAAAGAAAATACAATGATTGAATATTTTAAAAATTTAATAGATGAAGTAAATTTCATAGGAGAACTTCAAGAAAATTTTTGGAATGTTCATGGTCGTAGAGAGGATTATTTAATACCACAAATAATAAACAAAAACATAGATATACGAAAAGATATTGAATCTATAAATTTTTTGAATGGATTGATAATAATAACTAAAAGGTAATATATGGCACATCCCGCTCAACAAAATTTTTGTAAAAAAATTAAAGAAAAATTTCCACAATATTTCATAAACAAAAAAGTTTTGGATATAGGATCTTTAGATATAAATGGAAATAATAGGTTTTTATTTACAAATTGTAACTACATAGGTTTGGATGTAGGTGAAGGAAAAAATGTAGATATTGTTTCAGTTGGACATCTATACGATGCTCCAAATGAATATTTTGATACTATAATTTCTACCGAAGTTTTTGAACATGATATGTTTTATGAAGAAACAATACAAAATATAATGCGAATGTTAAAACCAAATGGTTCTTTTATTTTTACATGCGCTTCAACCGGAAGAGCAGAACATGGGACTATAAAATCCGGAGGAGAGTGGGCTGCTCCGTTATTAAGAGAAATATCGGAAGATTGGTCAAACTATTACAAAAATTTAACAGAAGAAGATATAAAAAAAATAGAAAATTTTAAAAGTAATTTTCCAGATGGAATTTTTGAGTATAACTCACAAGAATGTGATCTTTATTTTTTTGGTGTAAAGGGTGGAATTAAACAAAATCAAAAATTTGAAATAGAAAATATAAAATCAATTATACAAAAAGATGAATATATTGATGATATTTTTGTTGTTGATACTTGGCCTGATAATGAAAGTAAAGAAAATGATTTAATAGAATGTATTAAAAGATTAAAACAATTTAGTCCAATACCAATATTATTAGTTTCACATTATCCTATAAAACCAGAAATTCAAAGAATGGTAGATTATTACCTATTTGATAAAGACAACCCATTATTACATGCAGACGAATATAAGACATATGGTGTTTCAAGTAGTTTATGGGCACAAAATTCTACACATAAGTTATTATCACAAAATTTATTTCAACATGATTATGCAATATGGACAATGATGCAAAAAGCATTTAAATTTTGTGATTCTCTTGGTAAAAAAAGAATACATTTTATGGAATACGATAATATATTAGATCCATTTCAATATAAACAGTCATTTTTAGAAAAATCAAAAAATTATGATGTAGTAGTTTATGAGTATCACGAAAATTCATCTTCTAATAAAGATTTAGCAGAATATATTGCAACTTATATTTTTTCAATAAAAACTGATGTAGCATTAAAAACTGTAAATGAAATAAACTCAAAGTGGGAATATTTTCATGGAAGACCTAATGGATTTCAATTAGAACGTTCATTTTTAAGAGAACTAAAAAAACACACAAATAACATATTTGTTTCACCGTATATCGCAAACGATGAGGAATTAAATACACAGGCAGTATGGAACAGAGATGGAGTATTCCGTGATGATGGTGCTTTTCAAATTTATTTAGCAGTGGATGAATTTGATAGTTTATTTTTGTGTTTAATTTCTGGATTTTTTGATTACAAACCAAACGAAGATTATTTAATAGAATACAGATATGGTAACAATAAACAATTTTTAAAATTACATCAAAAAGAATATAAATTTATTGATATTGGTAAATATAAAAAAGGTCAAACGGTTTATTTAAACTATAATGGGATTGAAGTATTCAATCAATTTTTAGGTGAAGATATAGAAGTATTTAGAAAAAATAACACAATAACAACAATTAATTCTGATATAAAAAATAGAAAAATACAAGAAAATCAAATAGAACCCAATTCTATACATTTTAGTTTTTTGGAAGGAGCAAAAGTAGAAATATTAGGAAAATTGAATGAAACTTATCACGTAAGATTTATTGACATGGATGATAATTCATTAAATTATAGCACAACACTAAAAAATAATACATGGGCTAAAACAGATAAAATATATTGCATAAATTGGGAAATTTGTGTAACGGACTCACTTGGAATTGAAACAATACACAAATTTAATCCAACGGATAAAAGAGTATTTATTTCATTTGAATCGTTTTCTCTTGGGGATACTATTGCTTGGATTCCATATGCAGAAGAGTTTAGAAAGAAATGGAATTGTAAGGTTATAGTTTCAACTCCTTTGAAAAATTTATTTGAATCAAAATATCCTAATATTGAATTTATATTACCTGGAAATTCTGTTCCTGACATATATGCACAGTTTAGACTTGGTTTATTCGTTGATAATGGTGTCTATAATCCAAAGAAAAATAAATCTTTACCAAATGAAATACCTTTACAAAAAGTTGCAACAGAAATTTTAGGATTAGAATATGAAGAAATAAAAACAAACATAAAGGATATGATACCATATAAATCAAATAAACGATATGTAACAATTGCAATGCACTCAACTGCTCAAGCAAAATATTGGAATAATCCAAATGGATGGCAAGAAGTAGTTAATTATTTAAAAGATTTAGGATATGATGTTTATTTATTATCAAAAGAAGAAGATGGGTATATGGGTAATAAAATACCAGATGGTGTAATTCATATTCAAAACAAAACAATTGAAGAAATTGGAGAATTTTTATTGGGAAGTGAATTATTTATTGGAGTTTCAAGTGGACTTTCTTGGTATGCTTGGGCATTAAATGTACCAACAATATTAATAAGTGGATTTACCGATGAGGATCTTGAAATGAAAAAAGGCGTGGTACGTATAATAAATAAAGATGTATGTAACGGTTGTTGGGGAAGACATCAATTTGATAAAGGAGATTGGAACTGGTGTCCTGAACATAAAGGAACAGATAGACAATTTGAATGTAGTAAAACCATAACATCAGATAAAGTAATTTCTCATATAAAAAAAATTTTGAAAAAAGAATAAAGTAAATTCTTTGTTTTTATATTTATATGTGTTAAACTACAAACATCTGGAGTTCTAATTTGTCTCAATGGAAACAATTAATTGTAAG